CCCACAGCTCTTTAAGTACCTATCGGCCGCTGAACGCTGCTCACCGTCTAGCTTGGAAGTATCGTAAAAGGTAGGGATGCGCCTAGTTTTAGGCTCATCTGGTTTCCTGACTTCTATGATATCGCCATGCACTGTGTGGTCTATTGGTGGCGGCTCATACGCTTTAGGCGGAGCAAACTCTGACGGCATCTCTTCTGCTGTGTAGAGTCCTCCTAGTTCGTTGATAAATGCCTCTCTTATGGCGAGACTCTTAGCACACTTTGAAAGCATTATACTGGGCATCGTTTTCCAGATAGGAGTTTGCTTTCCGTACTCAGCCATGTAAGCCGTTGCAATCGAAGGAAACCGCCTATCCTTGCGGTAAACCTTGGCTGTAGCAGCTATTAGCCCCTTTTCTTCCCACTCAAACTCGACCTCCATTCCATCGAATTGCGGATGGCTATTAGCTATCTTTAAGAAGCCGTTGATTCCCGTCATTAACTGCAAGCGGCCCCCAGCTTTAATAGCCCAGATTTCCTTTGTTGCAGGGTTTAGTCCTGTTGCTCTGCACATCTCAGCAAACAGCATAAACTCAGGGTCAGTTAGCCCTGGTGCTACTGTATTGCGTAATGCTGTAAGCATTTCTAGATTGTTTGTTGTTGTTGTTAAATCTTTGCTCATATATTTTTACTCCTCGTACTTTTCTGGTGTAGCGTTAAAAATCGTGTCGTCGATGTCCTCCAGCAAGCTTTCTAAATCTTGTTGAGTCTCAGCTTCGAGTTGTCGCCATCCTTGAAGCGGAGAGAATCTTAATCCTCCCTGCTCTGTTCTAATGGCTTCGATCGTAAACTCGTAGCCGCTACGATGTTGTAGCTTATAATGCGGATATTTTAGTTCAATTAATCTCATATACTCTTTCTCCTTTGCTGTATTGTTTACAGTGACTAGGACACTATCAGTACACAGTAGATAGTGCTAGTACTTTTTTTGCATATTTTTGACCCTCAGCGCATTTGACCCGTCCACAATTGTAGACGGTTAAGGCACGCTGTAGATCCCCATGCTGATCAAGCTCTTCGCGTAGGATCCTAGCTCCACAACGTAAGTTGTAAGTCGGATCCCACAAATGATCAGCGTTAGGTAGCCCACAGCGTTTAGCGTTGAAAGGCATGATCTGAGCTATCCCCCTGGCCCCAACAGGCGAAACCGCCTTTGGATTGTAAGCACTCTCGACTCTTACAAGAGCCTTGAGCACTTTGCGAGATAGCCCATAAGCATCAGCAGCTCGCTCTATCTCCGCCTCTATAACAGCCCTAGAAGCCTCCACAGGACGCCGTAACAAGCGCGCCTGATGATAGACTAGGGTTTCAGGAAGCGAGACGTAACAAGCCGCTACGACTAGGGCAGCGACTATCCAGCCGCTACCCTGATCGTTACTCATTTCCTCCCCATGGTTGTTTGTACTGCTCTAGCAGGGTCATCACCCAGCACATAGATGCGTACGCCTATGATGCAGGTTATGACGCCTACGAAAAAGCAGACATGCAGGACGGTCACAGCGATCCCCGTAGGGGTAAATAGTAGTTCTTTAATTGCTTTCATGTTTAACTCCCCTGTACTTCTGTAATCGGTTTAGAACAGTCTGCCCATAGGTAGCACTTTAGCGGCGTGTTGGTGGTGCGCTGTGATTCTTGGCGCTCGTCAACACGAGTTATCCACAGCTTTCCACCAGCCTCAATGCCGGTACAGCCCGATACAGCGGCAACAATTAATCCCAATAGTCCCAGTATTATTTTTCTCATATATTCCCTTTGCTTACATTTACACGTTTAACTACCTGTTATTACAGCAGGATTAAATACCCCCAAAATGGTGGTATTTAAATCTTGCAATAATTTATCTACCCCAACCTAGATCGAGTCCCCTCATTGGCTGGCCTAATCCGTCATTAGGCACAACTCGTTGAACAGTCTCGCTTCCGGTTAAGTCTCTATCCCACAAGTTACGCTGTGGGCGCGTGGTGGTTACAATGCTGTAACCTGTACCCCATGGGCCATCATCTTGCGGCACTGGCAACACTGGCTGTACCGGCAGCCCGTAGGATGGCGCTGGAGTAGATGCAGCTGGAAGCCCGTAGGCTTCTCTAAATATCTGGCAAGTTACGTCACATTCTTGAGCTAGTGCCGTTACTGGCAGGAACGCTAAGGCTATAAGTATTTTTTTCATGCTGTTTCTCCTTTAGTTGTTATTTATTACGGCTGTAAGGCGTTCCTGGCGCTGCTCAGGTGTTAGCCACTCTAAACTATTAACATGCTCAATTTCACACATTAAACGTCTGTGAGAAACCTTATTTTTATACGCTGCGTAAAAGTCTATCGTAAGCATTAACATATTAAAGGATAAATCTTTTGGGCATAAACGCTCACAATATGATAGCCACTGCGACCAAGTATATTTATCGGCTGTTTTATTATTTCTCATATATTCCGTTCCTTTTTGGGCTTAATTGCCCCACCTCACAAGCCTAGCAAATATGATGACCTGTGTACAGCTATTAGTTTCGGAATATATAAAAATTTCTTGAGGGATTTTTGCCAGAAAGGTATAACTGGCTGAAACAATAAAAAAACGCCTCCTCACTTTGGACGGTAAAGGAAGCGTTTTGAAGGATGAACAAGATGGAACATACCAAAAAACACCGCATTGGCATAGTGGATTTTAGCCTAGTTGATCAGGGATTATCCCACCTCGAAGCTCTCGTTTACCAATACGTCCAACGATTCGAGAAAAACAAGCGTCCCTGCTTCGCTAGCATCTCTCACATAGCCGCCGAACTGAGACTCTCTGAGCCAAGCACTAAGCGATATATCAAGCGCCTTATTAAGCTTGGGATGCTTCGAGAAACTACAAAAGGACGAGGTCGCTACCTCAACACGACTGGGATCAAAATGATCCCAATGAATGGGATCAAATTGTCAGTGAATGGGATCAAATTGATCGGGGATCGGGATCAAATTGATCCCTGTGATCGGGATCAAAATGATCCGCTACCAATAAAAGTATTACCAATAGAAGATACCAATAAAAAAATACCTGTTGCAGGGCTATCACCCCAAGAACAATTTAAGCTTGAGTTATTAGCTATGGGTGTAAACTATGATGATTTACCTGAGTAGCTGGCCTATGATGCCGCTAAACAGCCCTAGAACGGCTTAGGTTAAAAGATAATGCTACGGGGTAGGGGTACCCCTAGGCTACGTCGGATAACGCAACCTAGGGGCTTATAGGGGGTTATTATCGTTAATCGGCACAATATCGACCCAACTACGAGGGGTGAATTGGTATCGAGACTCTTGTTCAATATTTAAATTTATTTTCATACCAATAAGCACAATGTCACGACTTTGTTTTTTAAACCTATGTGCTATTTTTGCAGCCCGTCTATAAGGTCGAAGATGGTTACCTAATCCCTTACTATCTGCCAAACCAACGTACTCTCTTATGTCATACAATGTTTTTTTACTCATATACCTCTGTAATTAATTAGTTAGTAAAATTGTAAGTATTTACTCAAATTTTAGTTTGAATTGACGGCCAATTCGAGCCGATAGCGCTTTGCTCTCTGATGCCGCAATCAGCAATTTTCGCTGATCGTCATAATCGAGTAAATAAAACTGCGGTAGTACCGTGTATAATAGCTCTGTCATGGTATCAAAATATTTATTACTATTTGCACTAGCTTTAATTGCAAAGGCAATAATGTGCTTTAAGCTACCTTTCAGTTGCCATTTATGAATTTTAGCATAAAACTGAATATACTGATTAGTTTCATCTTTTAAGTGATCATTAAGTTGTTCCATATATCCTACCTTGTTACTAAACAGATTATTCCTACGCAAACTAGGGGATTGTAGAGGCTAGTAAATGTCCAAAAAGTTATTTTAATTTACTAGCTAAAGCTACACCCAACTTTACACCGTCGATAAATCGAGATTTTTCCCTACCCTCAAGCCCGTATTTTTCGCACCATTCAAACATCACCTTGGCAATATCGTTATGGATAGGTGGATATTTTTCTAAGTCGGCCCTCAGGTAAAGGTGCTTTGTTCCGGTAGTAGTACTAATCGGTTTATTTTTAGTCATAAAATCCTTTAATTGTATTGTGGTCTACCTTTGGGTTTTAACTCAGATAGGGTTAAGGATATCGAGTCAGGATTGCAATTGTTGGTGCTTAACTCCTTGGTAAGTACCTCTAAAACCTGCGCTACTGTTAAACCTCTGCGCCAAGCTTTACATATATCAACCACAATCGGCACCATAGATGGTGGTAGTATCTGGTAAAGCTCAGTCTTGTTAGTGTATGCGCTGAGCAGTTGTTTTTCGTACGTTTCTAAATACATATATCCTACCTCGTTACTAAACAGATTATACCTACAATAGCCGCAAACAGCGGCGATACTATGCTCAAGATGCGATCGAATGTGGTCATAGGTAATCCATTGCTGATAAGGCTTGCTTGATCTTAATCCTATCGGCTTTGGCTATTTCGCTAACCTCAAGGCATTCAGCTAATGACGCCCATATATCGCCCCAACTAATGCTAGGATTTTCATCAATCCAAGTTACTACCCGCTCAACACACCATAAAACATTACGCTTGCTCATATACTCACCCTCATTCCTCGCACTATTGCGATTATCGGGCACCCAGTGGATGCCCTGTAATCACACTAGAAAGTAAAATCCTTGATAGCCTCATCGTAGCTATCACACTGCTTTACTACAGCGTGTAACGTTGGCTCTCTACTATCGGCGGCCTCTCTATCTTCAACAAACCACGAAACATTGCCAAAGCGAGTCCATACTGCATACACGAAGTAATTACTTCCAATATGCTGATACTCACTTATACGTTGTCCTGGTTTTGCATTAGTTGTGCTGAATAGTCTCATATATTCCCTTTGTTATTAGTTATTAGTTAAACTATTGATAATGTTTCGTGTATTACGCTGAATGCATTCTCTAAGACATAATCACGATCATCTTCGCTAACGTCTTTACTAGCTAAAGCAGCATCAATCTGAGCGCGCGTATTAGTATCGTAATAAGTGTCGATGCATTCGCAGTTAATTACGTTGCTGTGCTCAAATAAGTCTAAGATTGTAATGTCGTTGACGACTAAATCGAATAAAAAGCCGATAAAATCTGCATCACTATGTTGTCTAATGTTCGTCACTAAAATTTTCATATATTTTCCTGTAACTTGGGATTATTCCCATTATAATGCTACTATCTCAAAGTTAAGGGTATCGGCGATACGATTGTTATACCGTAGCCAATATGCCTCGAGCGTCTCAGCTGCGTCAGTATCTGACTCCGCTATGCCCTGATATACAGTCACGCCGTTAATCCGTATCTCGTACTCTGTACCCTCAGTTATCTGCTCTGGTTTCATATATTCCTCACTAACTTGGGATTATTCCCGATTAATCGATAACAATAAATTTACGCTTACCGTGTTCTGCTATCTCATTTAGTGCAGCTTGATCCCAGCTACCACTAAAGTTCCAACACTGATAGCTGATTAAGTCTGCTAGCATCTCGATTGTGATATGTTTAGGTTGATAATCACTAAGCCCAAATCCATCAGCCCAATCAAGGCAGCCTCTTTGCCGATTTACTCTTGTAGCGATACGCCAAGCGCGACCCAAATCATCCTTTGTCATAATATATTCCTCACTAAACTTGGGATTAGCCCCAACCACAGTACAATCATAAGCTATATGATGCTTTGCTGTAAACAGTAGATTCGTCACTTGCAGTAAAAAGATTAAGATTATTTTTGTGGGTACGAGATATCAACTATTTAGCTATGGGTATTGCATGATAGGTAAACAGTAGTTACTCTGGTTAAGATGCTTGAGGGATTAAGATATTCAGTGAATGACAAGGCAGACCGTCTTAAATCTATTTACTCGCAGAAGCTTAGAGCGAGGTTTAAGCATACTATCGGCAAGCCCAAGGGTAATATCTACTATGAGCTTAGACGTAGGTTAGGGCTCACACAGACAGAAGCAGGAGCGCTCGTAGGTATTACACAGAAAGCATGGCAGTATCGCGAACGATGGAAGGTGATGTACTATCCGCTTGAGATAGCTATGCTGCATGAGCTAAGCGGTATGAGTAGTGACGATTTCCTCAAGTTACTTAATGATATCGCATAGTTGCCTAGGGTATCAGCGGTACTTTATTAGTTTTCTGGTTCTCGTTAGGTATTTTGGTTAGTAAATTCAAGGGTTTGGCTGGAAACGTGGGCACAAATCTCAAAATCGAGGCTAATTTGAAAATCGCTAGGGTACCGGTTAAGTGTATACCCAACCATCCACAAAAAATTCCGTTCCAAGTATCTCAAACATCATTCTACTAATAGGGCATAAAAAGTATGAGCGAGGACGATTTAAAACGAGGCGAAGATATTGGGGCTGAGGCTATTATAAAAATTCCCGAAATATCACCTGTTCAGGAATCCTTAACACCTGAAGTATTGCCGCCTATAATGCGCGAGGTGCCGCAGACTAGAGAGCACCAAAGGGATGAGCAGTTAGCTTTACAGATACGCGATTTAGGGCGTCTAGGGCTGTCTAAGAGCAGCGCAGCGCTAGCGGCTAGGATTACCCCTTACTTGCTAGATAAGTATTACTCTGAGGCGTTCCTAGAGGGCCAGAGTCAAATGCAGAAGGGGCTAGCTACGGTAGCTATAGAAGAGGCTATGAATGGAAATACTCCTATCTTACTTCACCTGCTAAAGACTAAGCTTGGTTGGAGTGAGCAGCAGACCCTAGAGATTACTGGTGAGATTAGGAGTGTGGTTAGTGCCAAGCCGATGTCGAAAGAGGAGTTCGTCCAAAGGTATCTTACCCAAGAATCAGAGGATTGAATATTATCGTTGCCCTAATTGTGGCTTACCAGGCTGTATAGTTACTGATAATGTTTTTGTTGTTTGTGGTATAAATCGTTGTGGTAAGTCGTTTCGGTTAATTGACCATAGGGTTAGTGAGGAGGATTACGAGAAAATATGGGGGTTAAGTAAGCGTACGGCAACATAGTTTATGTGATAAAACGCTAAGGATGGCGCAGACGTCCATCTCGCTGATGACGAGGCTCGTGTTGGCTGTTGCTGCAATATCGATGTACTTAGAAAACTCAGACGAAGCTGAGAGGTTGCCACTTTTAAAGGATAATTATGGGGGTTGAGCACAGTTTTAAAGACGAGGACAAGCCAGAGGTAATGCGTTGTCCTAAGTGTGAACATTTAAGTACGGAAAAGTTTGGTGTAGATATGCCTTACACTAGCTTCTTTCCTGGGCTATCAGATGAGTATTTTGTGTGTAAAAATCCTAAGTGTAACGTAGAGAGAATCTACGCAGCAAACGCTATAACCTTACGCAAATGAGCGAAGCTTTAGACGTAAATGTAGTATGGTGCCCGCAAAGGGGTCCGCAAGAGGCGCTAGTAAACTGCCCCATTACGCTTATTGGCTATGGTGGTGCGCGAGGTGGTGGTAAGACTGACGGGGTACTAGGCAAGTTCGCTATTAAACAGGAACAGTTAGGGGCTGACTTCAATGCTATCTTTTTTCGTAAAGAACTTCCTCAAGCTGATGACCTTATTGAACGTGCCAAACAAATATACCTACCGCTTAAAGCGCATTACCAAGACCAGAAAAAGCAATTTACCTTCCTATCGGGTGGTCGCTTACGTTTTAGACCTTTAGCTAATGATGCTGATGCTGAAAAGTATCAAGGCCAGAACCTCTCAGATTGCGCTATAGAGGAGGCTGGTAACTATGCTGACCCTTCCCCTATCTGGAAGCTATTCGGAGCGTTACGAGGCAAGGGAGGCGGTCAGGTTATCCTTACGTTCAATCCTGGTGGTGTAGGTCATTCCTGGCTAAAGGCTTTGTTTATTAAGCCGGCCCCAAAAGGAATGAAGCTACTCAAAAAGGAGCTGCCCAACGGCTCTAGTTTCGACTACATTTACATACCAAGCAGGGTAACGGACAATCAAATCTTGTTAGCTCGTGACCCTGATTATATTAACCGCTTGCACATGGTAGGTAGTCCAGAGCTTGTGCGGGCTTGGCTAGAAGGAGACTTTGAAATCCATGAAGGAAGTTACTTTCCTGAGTTTAGCTCTAAACATATCGTTGCTCCTTTCAATGTACCTAAACATTGGCCCCGTTATATGGGTTATGATTGGGGCTATCACTCTCCTTTTGCTGCTGTCTGGGGTGCTGTTAGTAGTGGACGTACTGACGATGGTAAGGAAGTACCATATCCTAAAGGGTCAATTATCATATATCGAGAATTATGGGGCAAAGGAGTTGATAACGTCACTCAAGCCGAACGAATCGCAGCATTATCAGTAGGCGAAAATCCTATCTGCGCTGCTGACCCCAGCATTTTCAACAATCAGGGCGGCCCTACTATAAACGACCAGTTCAATACTGTGTTTGCCAAGTATAAGCATCCATCCTTTAGACAAGCCGATAATGATAGGCAATCCGGCTGGGCACAAATCAGGCAAAGGCTAGTAGCTAATCCACCGCTTATCTACTTTTTTGCTACTTGCCCATACTTGCTAGAGACCTTACCATCAATGTCAATAGACAAACGTAATCCAGAGGATTTAGATACAGCAGGGAATGACCATGCTGTAGACGCGTTACGTTACCTCTGCAAAACTCGTTTGATTGATTCTAAGTGGGAAGAGCCAGAACAAGTATTAAACAAGGGCATGGTAAAATTACAAAGTTATATTGCTAAAGTACGGGCTAGACACAAAAGACCTCAGATATGAAACAAAAAACTATCCGGCCCCTAGTTAAAAAGTATTCGCCTCGCTGGTGGAAGTCTCAAATTACCCAGGCCGATAGACGTTATGAAAAGTTCATTAAATCCGCCGATGAGTCCATTAAAGTATTTAACGGCGTTAAAGAGATAGAAACTCTAAAAGATGCTCCCCGTCGCTTAAACGTATGGTGGTACTGTGTAAATACTTTATTGCCGGCTTACTACAGCTCAACTCCCAAGGCTGAGGTAAACTTGCGTAAGCGTGCAGGGGGGCTTCCTTATGAACTTGGTAGCGTCATTCTTGAGCGAAATACTCAGTATTCAATGGATTGTCACTTTAGCTTTGATAAGGTGGGCTATAACGCAGCTTTACAATTCTTACTAACCGGCCAAGCTGTTCTTTGGGCTAGGTACGCTCCAAAGTTCGAGAAAGTATTTCAAGAGATTGCAGTAATTCGTGACCCTAGCGGCGTTCTAATACAAGGGGATGGTACACCGTATGAAGGCGATACTGAGGGCTTTAGCGAGGCTACTAACGGCATACTGGTATCTTCCGTCGAAGTGGAACAGAAGGTTAGCGAAAAGGCCATCCTTGAGGTTGTTCAGTTCTCAGACTACCGCTGCTCAGACGCAAGAAACGAAGCAGAAATCGAATGGCAAGCTAGACGCGCCTTTTTGGGCAGGGAAGAAGCAACGGCTTTATTTGGCGAAGAAAAAGCGGACAAACTAAACTACGATAGTATTCCAGAAGTAAACAAAAGAGATGCTAGTCGACAAGACGAAAAGTTTGAGGGGAAAGCAGAAATCTGGGAAATCTGGTGCGAAGCTACTAACAAAGTGTACTGGATTCAGACAGGCAACGATGATGTTTTAATTGAAGAAACAGAGCCACCTATCAAGTTTGAGGGCTTTTACCCTTGTTCTGTGATTAGACAAACTCAAGACCCTAATAGCGTTATCCCTGTATCAGACTACTCCCACGTTAAAGACCAGATTCTTGAGGTTGAGCGTCTTACTACTCGTATCCATGCGCTAACTCAGGCAGTACGACCTAACTTCCTTTATGATGCTGCTATGGGTGATTACCTTGAGCAGTTGTTCCAGGACGACCTTAAAGGTATCGGCGTTACCGGCTGGACGGCTAATAAAGGACGTGGCGGACTACAAGGCGGCATGGAGTTCTTGCCAGTTGAGCAGTTTGTAAACGTGCTTAATACGCTACAGCAGAACCGCCAGGCGGCCCTACAGCAGCTTTATGAAACCTTAAAGGTATCAGACCTACTACGAGGTACATCAGAGCAATACAAGTCAGCTACGGCCAATAGGCTTGAAAGTGCTTGGTCATCCCTTGGCCTAATTGTGCGTCAGAACATGTTTTGCAAGTTTATTTCTGATGCAATTATGCATCTTGGCACGATTATTGCAGAGCAGTTTGATGAGCAGCGCATTATGGAAACTGCTGATGCTGATGCTCTTATTGAGCCAACTATTTACATTCCTGCACCGCCTCCACCTCCTCCAGCACCGGAGCCAATGCCAGGTCAAGAGGGTATGCCACCAGATGAGTTAGGTATGCCACCAATGGCACCTCCGCAGCCTGACCCAATGCAGCTTGTTAATGAAATGAAACAGCAGATTATCTCTATTTTTAGAGATAATACTATGCGCAATTACCGCATCGAAATAGCTTCTGATTCTATGGTAGCTATTGACCAACAACAGCAGCAGCAAGAAGGTACAATGCTACTTCAAGCCGCTGGTGGATTCTTTGACCAAATGCGAGGCTTAGTAGAGCAATACCCGCCTTTAGCTCAGTTTAGTTTGGCTTTATTCCAAAACTTTATTAAACGCTTTAAGGGCGGCAAAGAGGTTGATGGCCTATTTAGTAAGGCATTCAAAGAGATTGAAGCTATTGCCAAAGCTAAAGAGGAGGCAGCTAAACAACCGCCACCGCCAGATCCTAAGACGCTTGAAATACAGGGCAGGATGCAGATCGCTCAGGTTGAATCGCAAGCTAGGCTGCAAGCTACTCAAATGGAGATGCAAGACAAGGCAGTTAAGAATCAGTTGGCCTACCAAGACCAGCAACTTAAAATGCAGCGCGACCAGCTCGAATCCCAACTACGTGTTCAAGAGCAGCAATTCAAAGAGTACATGGAGCAGCAACGCCTTGCTATTGACCAACAGGAAGTTCAAGTCAAAGCACAGGCCGTTCAGGTTGATATGCTTAAAGTTCAGTCCTCTGCTCAAACTGAGGCTGATAAAAACCTTATTAAGCAAGAAACTCAACAAATGGCGCATATTCTTGAGATACAACGCCTAGAGCTTGAAAACATGCGGATTAAGCTATCTGAGTCAGAAAAGCTTATGGAAGAGCGCAGGCTAGCTTCTGAACAGGCATTAGAGCGAGTTAGACTGCAAATGGAGCAGGTTAATACTCCTAAGCTAATGAGCATGGGCGGTATGACTGGCCGAAAGAAGTCCGGCAAAATAATCACTGATGATAACGGTAATCCAACAGCGATTGAAATTACCGAACAACCAGAAGTGAAAGTGCAACGTATAACACTTGATGAAGAAGGCAATCCTAGCGGGATTGAGTTAGAATAATGGCAAATGCAATTTATCCAAAAGCAAAAGAGAAATTTCTTGATGCTCTAATTGATATTCCAAGTGATACTATCAAGATAGCTTTGATAGATACTGGAACATACACCTACAACTCCGCTGATGAGTTTTGGAGTTCTGCCAGCTCTGCAATCGTAGGCACCGCAGAAACATTAGCCTCCAAGACTATCACTAGCGGCGTA